GTGCTGGTGGGGCTTGTGAAATCAAGTAATATAAATCAAAAAGATAATAATGGAGGGGAGGAGGTAAAACTTTTCCCTTCTTCTTTTTATTTACTATTAATTTAAAAATATCATTTTTATTAAATGGAATTAATTGAAAAAAATTTAAATTTTGTTGGACAAATAACTTTAGAACAAAATCTTGGTAAACACATTAAAAATTTAACAGAACGTAAAGACGTAAAAACCATTGTTGATGTTGGTACTTTTCATGGTCTTGGTAGTACAATATGTATAATTGATGGAATGGATGACACAAAAAAAATGTGGTCAATTGAATTATATCCTAATATGTATAAATATTCTTTAATTAATTTATCTAAATATTTGACACCAAATATTATATTATTGAATGGTAAGATTATTGAATATAATGATGTTTTTTGGTTTGACCATAATACAATTGATTTCTCAACAGATGAACACGCTCGTTTATGGTATGAAAAAGATATGAAATATTTGAAAAAATCTAAAAATGTTTTAACAGAATTACCAAACATTATTGATTTGTTGGTTTTAGATGGTGGTGAGTACACAACATATCCTGAATACTTAAAATTAAAAGATAAAACAAATATAATTGTTTTAGATGATGTTATTATACATAAGTGTAAAAGAGTTAGAGAAGAATTATTAAATGATTCTGATTTTGAATTAATATTTGAAGATTTAAATGACCGAAATGGATATTCCATATTTGAAAGAACCAAATGGGTCACCCAAGAACAATAATGATTTTTATATTGAAGATGGAAAATATGTCTTCACTAAAGAATACCATTTAAAACGAGGACATTGTTGTGGTTCAGGTTGTAGACACTGTCCTTTTTTTCCTGCTCACAAAAAAGGAAATACAACTATATTTATAGATAATGGCTAATGGTAAAACATACGGGTTAACCTTCCCCTTCGTAATTTCTTTCAACGGTAAGTATTTGGATTTGTCGGATTACTCTGCGGAGGAAATCAGAAGTAATCTAATTCACTTATTATTAACAAGAAAAGGTAGTAGATATTTTTTACCTGATTTTGGTACTGGATTGTTGGAATATATATTTGAACCGTTAGATGGACCAACTTTTAAAAACATTGAATCTGAAATAAGAGATTCTGTACAAAAGTACATGCCACAACTACAATTAACAAATATTAGTATTACTGCTCCAACAGGAGAAGCCGCTGGATTAACAGCAAATTCTGCAGGTGGTGCTACTGACCCTCAAATACAGATGACAAATCAAAACGTAACTGAATATACAGCAACTGTAAGAATTGATTACGCCATTTCAAATGATGTATTTAACACTAAAGATTTTGTAATACTAAATATTTAACATAAATGGCACAAAGAAAGATATCATATACCGTTAGGGACTTCCAAGCAATTCGTCAGGAACTTATCAATTATACAAGGACTTATTATCCTGAGTTGATTGACAACTTTAATGATGCTTCAGTTTTCTCTGTGTTTTTGGATTTAAACGCAGCCGTAGCCGACAACTTACATTATCATATTGACAGAAGTATTCAAGAAACAGTTCTTCAATATGCACAACAACGTTCATCAATTTATAACATTGCAAGAACATATGGATTAAAAATTCCTGGACAAAGACCATCAATGGCTTTGGTGGATTTTTCAATTACAGTTCCCGCCTTTGGTGATAAAGAAGATGAAAGATATTTGGGTACTTTAAGACGTGGTTCACAAGTATCAGGTTCAGGTCAGATATTTGAAAATTTATATGATGTAAATTTTGCGTCACCATTTAATGCTGACGGATTTCCAAACAGATTAAAAATACCAAACTTTGATGCTCAGGGTAATTTGATTAATTATACAATTACAAAAAGAGAAACAGTTGTTAACGGTATTACAAAGGTATTCAAAAGAGTGATAACACCAAATGATGTTAGACCTTTCTTTGAATTTTTCTTACCAGAAAAAAACGTATTAGGGGTTTCATCTATTATTCAAAGAGACGGTACAGCATATTCAAACGTTCCTACGGCACAAGAATTCATGGGTGTTCAGGGAAGATGGTATGAGGTACCGGCACTTGCTGATGATAGAGTGTTTATTGCTGACCCTTCAAAACCATCTGATGACCCGGCAATTAAAGTTGGGACATATATTCAAACACAAAATAGATTCATTACTGAATTTACACCTGAAGGATTTTTAAAGATTACTTTTGGTGGTGGAACAAACACGGCTGAAGACCAACTTAGAGAGTTTGCGGCATTTGATGTTCCATTAAAGATTCAGAGGTACCAAAACAATTCAATGTCTTTGGGCTCAGCACCAACGGCCAACACAACAATCTTTATTCAATATAGAATTGGTGGTGGACAAGCAACCAACTTGGGGGTAAATACAATTACACAAATTGGAGCTGTAGATTTCTTTGTAAACGGTCCTTCAGATATTCTTAACACATCTGTAATTAATTCATTAACTTGTAATAACGTAACAGCAGCAATTGGTGGAGCGGGTTATCCATCAACCGAAGAAGTTAGAAACTATGTTACATTTAACTTTACCGCACAAAACAGAGCGGTAACTGTTCACGATTACGAAGCAATTATTAGAAACATGCCTGGTGAGTTTGGAGCTCCCGCTAAAGTATCTATTACCGAAAATAACAACAAAATCAATATTCAAATATTGTCATATGATGCTAGTGGAAACTTAACATCAGAAGTATCACAAACATTAAAGAAAAACTTGGCTGAATACCTTTCAAACTACCGTATGATTAATGACTACGTTACAATTGGAAGTGCTGAGGTTATTGACTTGGGTGTTGATGTATCTGTTGTTTTAGATGCAACTCAAAACCAAGGTGTTGTAATATCAAGTATTATTGATAGGGTTACAACTTTCTTCAGTCCTGCTGTTAGAGGATTGGGTGAAAATATTGTATTGGCAGAATTGAATAGAATTATCCAAGCGGAAAATGGTGTGTTAAGTGTTACCGACATTTCAATATTTAATAAAGTTGGTGGACAATACAGTTCGGCTCAGACATCAATGCCATATTCAGATTCGGCAACAAAGAAAATCAGTTTAGTTGATAATACAATCTTTGCACAACCAAATCAGATATATCAAATTCGTTTTCCAGCAAAAGATATTGTTGTTAGAGTTAAGAATTATCAAACAACTAACTTCTCATAATTTATTTTATTCAAACATAAACTATCTTTTATAAAATAGTGTATAAACTATTTATGAAAGAAAGTAATCGGAATGTCCAAAACGTATAGAGTTCGCACACAAGTTGGTGTTGATAGACAAGTCAACATTGAAATAGACCAAGATTTTGAACAATTGGAGATATTATCTCTGAAAGTTAGGTCTGAAGAAGTTTATACAAGAATGTGTGCCGATTATGGTGTCATAGCTGGTCGTGTTATTGCCAATGGTGGTTATGGTGTACCAAATGTTAGATTATCTGTTTTCATACCATTAACCGATGATGATGCCAATAATGAAATTATTTCATCTCTTTATCCTTATAAAAATGTTAATAACGATGTTAATGCTGATGGTTATAGATATAATTTACTACCATATGTTCAACAACATACAGGACACGTTCCAACAGGCACTTTTCCAACAAGAGAAGATGTACTTACAAATCCAGCCTTAATTGAGGTTTATGACAAATATTATAAGTTCACCGTTAAAACAAATGGTAGTGGTGATTATATGGTTATGGGAGTTCCAATTGGAACTTACACTTTGGTTATGGATATGGACTTATCTGACATCGGTCCTTTTTCTTTATCACCACAAGATTTAGTTAGAATGGGTAGAGCAACTGCCGACCAAATTGATGGTGGTACTTTTAAAAGCTCAACAAATTTATATGAACTACCACAGATTGTTAATATTAATCAAACGGTAAATGTCCAACCATTTTGGGGTCAACCTGAAATTTGTCAAATTAGTATTGCCCGTCATGATTTTGATTTAAGAAAGGCAGGTATTGAAATTAAACCAACATCCATATTCATGGGGTCTTTGGTAACAGGAGTTAATGACGAATCAATTACCAAAAATTGTAAACCACCAAGAGAAATGGGTAACCTTTGTAATTTACAAACAGGTCCTGGTGAAATTATTGGTATTAGACAAACAATTTATCAAGATACTGATGGTAAACCAATCTTAGAAAAGGCAACCTTACCAAGAGGGGGTAAAGTGATTGATGCTGATGGTACTTGGTTAATGGAAGTCCCAATGAACTTAGATTATGTTACAACAAATGAATTTGGTGAAACAATTTTTAGTAAAGACCCAAGTATTGGTATTCCAACAAAAGGAAAATATAGATTTAAAATAAAATATACACAACCTGCTAATTTTGAAACTAATGAAATTAGAAGAGGTTATTTCTTGGTTCCAAACATTAAAGAACATGGTTGGACCAATTCAACGTCAGACCCATATTATTCTGTAAATGTTTTAGGTACACCATACAAACAAGTATTGGGTTCATATTATTTTGGACTTGATTGGAGTGGATATACAAACCCACAAGAAGCAATTGATTGTAAAGATACTTTTTATGAGTTTCAATACAATAAAGTTTATACAGTCGCTGGACTTATTGACCAATTTAAAAAAGGAACAAACAGGTCTAAATTTATTGGTATTAAAGAAATTACAGACCCATCATGTGCTAGTGAAAACAATAGGTTCCCTGCTACAGATGGTGTTAGAAATTTTGATTTTTTTGTGTTCTTGGTTAATAATTTAATATTACCAATATTTTCAATGTTATTGATTGTGTTGGCACCAATATTACACGTGTTATCAATTGTTTGGCAAATATTAAAACCTTTAATTGCTTTCATATATGGTTCACTATTATTAATAATTTCGGGTATCTGTAAATTTATTAATTGGTTAGGTGCGGATTTAGATTGTCCTGAGTCAAAAAGTTTTAGTGATATATTTGATATGTTAGGTAATCCATTTGTTAAAATAACATTACCAAATTTAAGTTATCCTGATTGTCAGGCTTGTGATTGTGCGTCAGCATCTGTACCGGCAGATAATCAACAAGCGACATTAGTTAAAAATGCATCACAACAAAACTCAACATCATTAAATTCAGACTTTTTTACAATATCTAATTGGGGTACAGCAATCAATCAACATAAACAAGTTTTTGCAGGACAAGCTGACGACAATTGGGCAATTAGAACACCAATTAGAAATGTAGATAGTAATGATTATGATTTTATTGATAATTTACCACCGTGGGAAGTCATCAATAAATTTAATTTAAAATCAAAGTATTTTGATACTGATAAATATGCTGGTTCAAATAGAATTAAAGTTCAAGTTGAACCGGCAATTAACCCAACAAAAAATCACTTTGATAATGTTATGGCGGTATTTGTTGACCCAAATACTGAAAGTTATTTTCCGTCTGGTAAATTAATATCTTTTTCACAACCAAATTTATCAAAAGACCCAAACTTTTCAGGTTATACTTCAGGATACACTACAGGTATAACAGGTACAACAACTATTGGTGGTAGTGTTACTGTAAATTTTGCTAATCCCGCAAATTCAACAGGTTTACAAACAATAACTTATAGTTTATCAGGTTCAACAACTGGAACTACTAAAGAATATAGATTCCCAACAGATATTGAATACTTCCAAGTAATTACAGGATTAACGTATAATGATTTTATAAGTCAAAATTCAAATACATTATCAACCAGTCTTTTAAAACAATTACAACAACAGATTAAATTATATCGTAAAGACGGAAAAGAAGGTGAAGATACTTATACCAATTATCTTAATGAATGGGTTGGAGGTAAACTTAGTATGGTCTTTATGGTTAGAGGGGTTGACCCACAAAGTGGAAGAAAGAAAATTAAATATGATTTATCAAGAATTTTTGGGTATAATACCTATGGTAATAAAATAATTGAAGGGGAATTCTTTTTAAATATACCAGTTCAACCAGGCCTTAAAACTGTTAGACATAATTTATTAAAGGCAAATACTGATAATCAAAATGGTCATTATCTTTATTATCCATCTTATCAATATACTGCAGGAACTCAATATTCTGCGTATACAACAACTTTACAATCTTATTATTCTTCATTAGATACATCACAAATTAATTCTTATTTACCAACAAATAGTAATGGTAATAGTTTATTAACTAGTAAAATGGTTGGTACTGGAACTCAAGGTCAATTATTGGCTTATAGTAATACTCCATCAGGAATTGCTTATGATGGATATGAATATATTGAAGGTGGTTCATTTATTTGGTATGGTAATTATAAAGGTGGAAATCACAAAGGGGTAAATAATAATTTAAAACCACAATTTTATTACGCACCATCTTACGCAAGATACAGTCCAGGTAAAATGGTTGTTTATAGTAACCGAATGGTTATGAGAGCAGATAGACTACCAACAGGTACTGTATTAAATACTGTTGACAATAACGCATTTGCTTGGCAAGCTTCAAATAGTTTAACATATAATTTTTACAGTGATAGTGGAAGTGCTGAAACAGTAGTTCCTGTACCAAGTTTTTCTTTTGGTGATGGAACAGGTGGCGCTGATGTTGTCACAGGTGGAACAATGAATAAAGTATTAGAATCATTTTCTTGTCCTGGTATGGTTGATTTAAATTGCTATCAAGGTGTTGGTACTAATTTTACGGTATTACCAGCAACAAATGATTGTAATACAAATGTTGGTGGAAAAGTAGTTGTTAATGGATGTTATAGTGTTGTTAATCAACCATTAGCTTCTTTGTTTGGTAGAAATAATGACTTTGCATTAATTGCTCAATGGGTTGCAAGATTTAGACTAACATTTGCTATTTGTAGAGGTGCATTATCACACACCTTTGTAAATTCATGGGTTAATGGGACTTTATTTGCATTTCCATTTGAAAACAATGTATTTTTTGACTCTAATAATAAACCATATGTTAGAACGGTTAATCCAATCACGGGTAATGTTAAATATACTTTTTGTGGTGACGTTTTAGTGTTTGACCCCGAGTCAAGTAACTATTATTATCGTTCAAGTCCTTGGAATGGTAGTGACTTTATTGGTAGAGATTCGGCAATGGGTTCATCTAATGAGGTTAATAAAAAAGAATTCATGTTTCCAACAACAATACTTGATTTAGGACCAAAATATATTTGGACTAAAGATGTTAACTTATCGGCAGATTACTATGGATATCAGATGGACAATTTAACATCAACAAGTTGGAGTAGTGAAAAAGACTTATTACAATTGTTTGTTATATCAAGATTGGTAAATGCCAATTATTTAAGTGAAATTTTTGGGGCTGGTAATGGTTCTGTGGCTTCTTTATTTAGTAGAAATGAAGATAGGGTTGATGGCGATTACGCTCAGATGTTACAGATTAATTCTCAGTACGGTATTGTTCCATTTACTGCAGAAAATTATGTTGACGACCCAAACAATACATTAGACAATCCGATTTACGTTAGTGGTGATGCGGATGGTAATCCTGTATTTGGTGTGTTCTATAGTGGATTTACACAAAGTAGAGATTTAATATCGCCAAGAAGATTGGATAGAAATTTAACAGGTAGTACATTAATTGCTGACTACTTGGGAACTAAATCACAAGAGGTTCCATTTTATACTTGGTACAACAATGGTTGGGGTAATCCATCACAACCTTCAATATTTGGTAATCAAGAAAACACTTGGTCTAGTGCCAAATTTACATATTCGGCTTACAAACAAAAATATCAAAGTATTGATAGATTAAATGCTCCTATGTTTATTGGTGGAAATCAATACATTCAAAACCGTACAGGGTATATTTTCCAAAGAAATGCTCAGGGTGGAAACGAAGCCGCAATTCTTCCTGGTACATTAAATCAAACAACATTAACAAGTGCACCTTGGTACTTCTATTTTGGATTGAAGAAAGGTTCATCAGCAATGGATAAATTTACACAACTTTATATTGGAACAATATAATGAGTCAAGAAACGGATTTCATAGTAGTTAAACCTGATTTAAAATATAAATCAGCTCCTGAGTCAGATATAACTCTTCAAGTTGGTCTTAATCAAACCCAATCTCAGATTACAGAATATGATAGAACTGTGTCTGTTAATTTGGCAACATTGTTTGATGCTGAAAGACAAAAAGCAACTACATTTAGACCAACAATTAAAATTTCTTATATCTATGAAAACAATTTAGTTGGACATACCGATTATACAATTTTTAGAGATAACTTATATTATGTACATCCTGAAAAATCAATTGTTAATGGTATATGGAGTGGATTACCATCCTTTCAAGAGTTTGAATTTATTAGAACAGATATTGATTCAAAACAATTAGACTTTGTTGCTAAAAGTAGTTCAACATACAATTGGAATATTGTTTTATCATATCCATATGAAAATGACTACAACGTTCAAATGCAGTATTATTATCAAAATGGAACATCACTGCCAGCTTGGGTATCGGGTGATGGAATACCATTTAAGATAACAACGGGTTCTGATAACGGAATGCCAATCATACAATTTGTATGTCCTGTAACACACGGAATAACTGTTGGTCAATACGTTCAATTATCATTTTATTATGATAATATGAATTTATTCCAAGTTAGTAGTTTGGGAAACAATACAATTGGTTCAGATGCCTACATATTCAATCTAAACAATGTTGGTTATACTGGTAGTACATTTGCTGCTGGTGTTACTGGTGTGTTTAAAAGAATTGCGGACATTTATAATTCAGGGGAAACAATGTCAAGGTATTATGTTAGAAAACATAAGATTATTACAAATCCTCACGATTCAATCATTACAAGAAATGGTTTTGAATTAAATCCATTTGATGATGGTGCGATGTATCAATTTTCATCATTAACTCCAAACAAAGTTAGCAGAATTGCCAATTACCAAAGTTCAAACACATACAATACAACATTTGCCCGAGATTTTGAATTATTAAATCAATTAGATAATAATAAGAAACCTTTAACACAATTATTCGCAACATTCCAAAATGTTGGATACTTTGGTTGGTTTAATAGATTAAGACGTGGTTGGAAAATGAATATGTCACCTGGTGATACAAATCCTTGGTGGGATAGTACAAATCCATTATCAACAGAAGATAACCTTACATCAAGTTATACTAAAACACAAAGTGGTGTGACATATAACTTTACGGTTAACCTACCAAAATATAGTGGTGATACAATGTATGGTGATTGGTGTGAGTGGAATGAGATTGAACAAACCGAAAGGGTTATTTCTGAATACATGAACAAGATGACCTACTATCAGAAGGCATTTACAATACCATCAACCGCTAGCACAAACACAAGTGGTTTTTATTATCAAGTTCATAATCCAATAACATTGAGAGTATTTTCTGATTATGTTGAAACTGCTCAACCAACAGGAATTGAAGGTATCCCAAACTACGCTTATTTCAGTAATAATAACAAGTTATGGTTATGGAGAGATATTTACACATATGGTTATGTGGACAATTTAGGTAGAGGGGTTCAATATCCATTTTTAAATAATGCTCACTACCCATTCCAAAATATACCTTTTAGATTATACCCTGAAGGTGCGTCATTTGACATAACAGAATTGTACCAAGTAGTACCAGACCCAATTATAGATGGATGCGAATAAAGTAAGAATACTGTTTGATAATCAAACAAAATTTTTAAACATTCCTTTGGAGCAATCTTGGGATATGTATGGACAACAATTGGACCTTGAAAAGTATGAGGAAGATGTATTAGAAAAAATTCTTAATCCAAATGATGATTTTGAGGTAACAAGATTTGACCACCAAACTTATGATGTAACAAAGACATCAATCAATTATGATTTTTATTTGTATCAACAAGATTCACAATTATGGTTGAATTCATATCAAGCAAAATTCTCAACTAATCAAATATACTATTTTGAAGCACCATTTGACAAATCTTTTTGGAAAATAGATTTTTATGATAGTCCAACAACGAGAACACAAAAATCTTATTTTACGGTAATACTACCAGTTCAACAAGGATTAACCCAAGCCACGGTGTTAAACAATACAACACCCGTTACAATTAGAAAACCAAAATATGTTTTGGATTATATTGGTGATAAAGAAGGTTTCTTTCTTTATTGGTTAAAAGGTAGAGGTTTCTTAAACATTAACACATTTTATATGACAGCCAAATTCTTTGATGGAGGTACAGGTCAATTTATTAAAATGATGAATACCCAACAAAACTTATTACCAAATATGTATGACTTTCCACCTGAGAGTTATTTCTATTATAAAGTTGATTTGGATTATCCAACACAAACATATCAGGTATTTAACTATCCAACAGGAAACAGAGCGGGAACCGTAAGTAATCCCATAAAATGGTATGAATATACAAACCCATAATGGAATCACAAACAATGTACGTTAGGGTATCCCCTGAAGTATTAAAAACAATAATTCATGATGTAACCTATTCGGGTGAAACATTTGGTGTGTATTCGTCTATGACTCAAACATTAACTGGTGGAACTAACCATACATCAACACTAACAGGTTTAACGGTTCCCATTTTGTTATTACAAAATACAGTTGACATGGGATACTATTCAGTGTTTGATGGTGCCATTTCACAGATTAATGTTGTAAACAATTTTATATTCTCATCTACAACAGGAAACTCATTTACTTGGAATGTTTATAATACTGCTGATGTAGAATTTAATGCCTATCTGGCACTCTCACAATATTATTTAGATTGGGGTGATGGAAGTCCTGTTATAACCGTAACGGCATACACACCTAATTCTTTGGTACACACTTATAATTCAAACCCAAGTGGATATACAATTACATTATCACAAAAAAGTCCTTGGGGTAATACAAAGGTATCAAAAAATATTAAAACACCATACGTTGAAGTTCCTGATTTTAATTCAAGTGGAACCGCATACTTTACACCAAACACTGGTTCATGGAGTGCAACACCAATATCCTATGATTATATTTTTACGGGAGATAGTGTTAATTTGGTGGACGCTCAAGTATCATCTGATTATGTGACGGTACCATTTACTATTAGTGGTTATACTGATTCAAGAATTAATGACCTTGCACAATACGGACCAAACAAATTCCAACTATTGGTACCAGTTCAAAAAAATAAAGTTGATTATGGTATCATAACAGAAATAAATTTGGTTTATACGGCATACACAATTCAAGATATTGATTATTATGATTATGCGGATGGAACTACAATATACTTTACACAATCATCAGGATTAACCGCCGATTGGATGGTTCAAGAACCTATTGTAAAAAATGAATTACTTTTAGGAGTTATTTCTCAACCAGAAGTACAATCTAATGTATTTATTGAGAGAGGCAAAAACTCCGCACTTGAAAGGATACAAAGAATAGGCGAAGTGGACAATCTCGGAGACCTAATAAAATATGGATATAGATTTTTTAATGTAACATAAAATGGCAACAGGAACATACGGAACAATTAGACCGGCAGATGTATCACCCGAAGACGTGAGCATCATAATGAATTACACACCATCAAGAGATGTAACAGATAATTTTTTGTTAACTAGTCTTGACGCTGCGGCAATATTGAGACCATACTTTAATAACGCAAGTACTGGTGGAAACACAAACGAAATATTGGGTGGTCTTTATAATCTAAGATTACCTGCGGATGTATTTACTCAAATTGGTATATACACATTATATATTAGACCCGCCGAAATAAGAACAACAATTACTGATTGTGGTGTTTTATC